TTTACGTAGAATATAATAAACATCGCTATAATCAAATAAATTATATACGAGCATTACTTTCAAAAGTATACATTATATTTATATAGAACAAAGTGCATCATTGTAGGTGTACTTTAGTACGTATAGAAATATTAATGTAAATTTTTGGGAGATTTTAAAATGGCACAAGTAGCTATTTCACCTGGCGTTACAACAAATGAGCTTGAAGAAGCTTTTTCTCCTGTAGGCGCCGGCGCAATCGGAGCTGCATTGGTTGGTCTTACTAAAAAGGGTCCTGCATTCTTACCAGTTGAGGTTGGTTCATTTGGTGAATACAGACAGATCTTTGGCGGTTTAGATAACACTATGCATGTTCCATATGCCGCACGTTCTTATCTTAAGAACTCAGGCACTCTCAACGTAGTTAGAGTACTAGGTAGAAGCACAGCATCAGTTGGCACATCAGTTATTCTTTCTTTCCCACCAGCAACAACAGTGGGATCAGCAACAGGTGTATCAGCAGATACTGCAGCTATTTCTGGATCAAATACTGTGTTGGGAATGCTTAGATTAAGAGGCGATAATGAAAATGTTATGGTTAGTGGTACGCCGACTAACTTTACCGTAGCAATTCCAGGAAAGGGTGTTACAGCAGCAAACCTTTCACTTTCGGAATCATCAAATAAATACGTCAAGAAAGTTCTTGGTGTAGATCCAGTTAATACCAAATCAGGCGATGCTCTTACTGCGCTTTATGTTGATGCAGTTTTCGATTACCAGGTATCTTCAGTTACAGGTTCAATTTCAGGTGCTGCTGCTGATGGGTTACTGTCAACAGCCACATCTAATTCAACTCAGGTAACAGGTGGATTCTCACCTGGTAAATCTCCGACGATCGTATCACAGAACTTTAATGGACAGGTTTATGATTTGTTCCAGGTTCATACAAGATCCGACGGTGATGCAGCTAATGGTTCTTATAAAATTTCAGTAACACAGGTTGATACAACTTCAACAGCTTCTCCAACATTTACAGTTTTAGTTAGAGATGCTAATGATACAGATAGGTCAGTATCAGTTTTAGAATCATATGAAAATGTTAATCTTGATAGGACATCTAAGAAATTTATTGGTAGAGTTATTGGTGATAGACGGCCAGTTTATGATCTTTCTCAAGACCCACCGCAAATTTTATATGATGGTGAATATGATAATAGATCATCTCTTATTAGAGTTCAAGTAGAAGATGGATTCCCAGGAACTTCCCGACCGTCGGGATGGAAAGGTATCGATAAGATTGTTCCGGGAGGATTTATTCCTGAACTTCCAACTATCGATAATCAACTTAATAGCAATAGTGTAGTTGATAATAATATTTTCCTGGGTGTTAATTTTGATTTAGGTGGTATTCTTGATAGAACAAAGAAAACTACAACATCAGCATCAGGAACATTATCTGCCGACTCAGGTGTTTTATACTTTGGTGTTTCAGGTGATCTTTCTGGCTCAGGTTCATTGACAACCTATAATCATATTGATTTAGTTGGTTCCAACTCGGGTAATTTCTCATCAACGAATAAGGTTAGGTTTACTGTACCAATCTTTAACGGATTTGATGGATTAGATCCAAGAAGTGATAAACTTGTAGATGTAAATGATGGAACATTATCTGCTGACTTTAGTAAAGCTATTGATACATTAGCTAACCCAGATGAAATTGACACTAATCTTATTGTTGCTCCCGGTGTTCACTCGTCTTCAGTTGGTAATATTCCTCAAAAAATTGTCGATGTATGTGCAAATAGAGGTGATTCATTCTCAATCATTGATCTTTCAGATGCAACAACAACTGCCGGACCACTTGCATTATCAGTTGCAGCTGCACAATCTGAAGCAGATAAATATGATACGAACTATGCTGCTGCATATTATCCTTGGGTTAGAATTAGTGATCCTGATAATGACAAGCTTGTTTGGGTCCCACCTTCAGTTGAAATGATGGGTGTTTATGCATACAACGATAGAGTTGCTCAACCTTGGTACGCCCCTGCAGGATTCACACGTGGTGGTATGGAATCAGCTCTTGAAGCAAGACGCAGATTAACTAGTGGACAAAGAGATGATCTTTATTCACGTAGTGTTAATCCAATTGCAACATTCCCTGGTCAAGGTTTAGCAGTCTGGGGTCAGAAAACATTACAGAAGAAACAATCATTCCTTGATAGAATTAACGTTAGAAGAATGTTACTTGCTGTAAGGAAGACAATTGCTGGATTCTCAAGAGTATTTGTCTTCGATCCAAATACAGTAACATTAAGAAGTAAGTTATCATCACGTATTAATTCATATCTTTCATCTGTACAAGTTGCAAATGGATTGAACGAATTCCGTGCAGTATTGGATGATACTACTACAACACCAGATCTTATTGATAGAAATATCATTAAAGGTAAGATCTTCTTGAAACCAACAACTGCAGCAGAATTTATTATACTTGACTTTAACGTATCTCCGAATGGAGCTGTGTTCCAAGATTAAGTTTAAAAAGGCTATAAAAATGAATTGGAGAGGGTTTATGGGTGTAGAATAAGCCCTCTCTTTTTTTATGATTTTTCATATTAGTCTATATTTATTAGGATTTTGGCCCTATAAGCTAAAATATAAACAATATATACGGAGAAAACAAATGGCAGAACCTTTCGCAGTTAATGAAATGTTAGCTGATGCCTATGAACCAAAAAGACAGAATAGATGGATGTTTCAGTTTGACGATGATGCTATTCCTACATTTATTGCAAGAACTGCATCAATGCCTTCTTTTTCTGTTGAACCAATTACAATCGATTTCATGAATTCAAAACGTTACCTTCAAGGTAAGTTTGAATGGAATACAATTACATTGGGTCTTTATGATCCAATTGCTCCATCAGCCTCACAGAAGGTTATGGAGTGGGCAAGACTTGGTTTTGAAAACCTTTCTGGTAGAGCTGGATATGCTGCGTTCTATAAGAAAGACTTTTCGCTTTTAGGTCTTGATCCAGTTGGTGCTCCAGTACAAGAATGGACTATCGAAGGCGCATGGGTAACAGAATCAAACTTTGGTGACTTGGATATGGCATCAGGTGAACCAACAGGTGTTGAGTTAACACTTAGACCAGATCGTTGTATCTTAAAATACTAAAAAAAAAGTTTAATGGTTCATAACAAATTAGTTATAATAATATAAATGGAGGTATTAATGGCAAAAGCAAAAAAGGCTGAAGTTATGTTTGAAACACCGGACGTGACTGAGGCAGAAAAAGCTGCTATGGATGTTGCATTGGCAGAAGGGAAGAAACGAGATCAGGCACATGGGTTTAGAATTCCGACTGACTTTGTTAAACTTCCATCAAGAGGTTTGATTTACCCACAAGATTCAAGTTTGTATTTAGCAGAAGAAGTTGAAGTAAAACAAATGACAGCTTCAGAAGAGGATATATTAACATCTAGATCTTTAATTAGAAATGGTAAAGCTGTTGATATGGTTGTTAGTAGTTGTCTTGTTGATAAAACTATAGTAGTAGATGATTTATTGAAGAAAAACGCTATTTTAATGGCATTAAGGGTTAATGCATATGGAACAGATTATAAGTTAGATGTAACTTGCCCTACATGTAGTGAAGAAACAAAGGCTCATCCATTTGATTTAAATTCTCTTGAGATGAAAACTTTAGATATTAAACCATTAGAAGAAGGCACAAATAGATTCAGTTATATTACAGAATCAGGTATAGAATTGGAATTTAGATTTTTTACAAATGGTTTAGTTAAGCAAGTTACAGAAGAACAATCTCAAATAAAAAGAGTATCTGGTCAAGCCGTAGATAAAAATATAACTGCTTCACTTAAAACTTATATCATTTCTATAGGTGGCAATAAAAATAAAGCAGACATATATCGATATGTCGAGATTATGCCAGCAAGGGATTCAAGAACATTAAGACGTTTTATTGATGAAAATGAACCCGATCTAACAATGAAACAGGAATTTGATTGTCCTCATTGCGGAAATACCAACGAGGTAGATGTGCCGATCTCGGCCGAATTTTTTTGGCCTTCTTCCTAGTGAAAAGAAA